GTTGGATACAAGGGTTCTTCACCTTATGACGCTGGACTGTTCTACTGCCCATACGTTCCACTACAGATGGTTCGTGCCGTTGGTCAGGACACATTCCAACCAAAAATTGGATTCAAGACTCGCTACGGCATCGTCGAGAACCCATTCTCACAAGGTACAACTCAGGGACTTGGTGCACTTACTAAGAACTCTAACCGTTACTACAGAAGAGTTAAGGTTTCTAACCTTATGTAAGAAGAAAGGATATAATTCCTTTATCAGAGAGACTCCTTCGGGGGTCTCTTTTTTTGTCTATATAATGTAATATTATTAAAATTATGGATAATATATTAGATACAATTAAAGGTGAGTTTGAACAACATGATTTGTTTAAAACTCCAGTATGGATTTCCAATTGTGCTGATCTTGATAATAGTGATATTATAAGTGAAGCATATAGAATGAAGGAACAATGTACTAATGTAACTAAGTACAATCGTGGAGGATATCAATCTACAGGATTCTTACCAGTATATTGCTATAAGGCAATATATGAAAGAATGTATCCTTTATTATTAACTCTTCCATATAGACCAAGACCATTTAGGATAGAAATGATTGATGCTTGGTTTAATATTGATGGTTATAAAGATAATCATATATTACATCATAATTTAGATGAATATGATCCACAAAAAAAATTAGATGTGATAGATATATCTGGAATTTATTGTGCTAAAATACCAGAAAATTCTGAATCTATTATTAATATTAAAGATCCTAGAGGTTGTGGACCTATTGCTAATCAATATTATAAAAGATTATCATATGAATCTTATGAAAAAATAATATTGGATGAAGGTGATTTGATTGTATTTCCACCTTTTGTAGAGTATTCAATAGATTCTAATATGTCAGAAGAAGATAGAATTTTCTTATCATTTAATATTAAATTTGGAAATTCTGGATTGCTGATTGATAATAAATAGATAAAAAACTATAATGGCTTCGTCTGGACCTTTTGTAACACAAATACAAAATAGGAATTATCTATCTGGTATAGGTTTTAAATTTAACCTTGCAAAGCATCCTAAAGTTGATTTTTTCTCAACTAGTGCTAGAATACCAGAAGTTAATTTAGCACTTGCTGTTCAGCCAACATATCTAAAGGATATTGATATTCCTGGTGAGAAATTAACATATGGTGATTTTACATTAAAATTCTTAGTTGATGAGAATATGGAAAACTATATGACTGTATATAATTGGTTAGTTGGATTAGGATTTCCAGAATCTACAAAACAGTTTAAAGATTTAACTACAGATAGTGCTGATCAGAGAGATCCTAAAGAAGCATACTGTGATGGAACTTTAAGAATATTGAATAGTAATTTAAGAGAGATAGCACAAGTTAAATTTCAAGATCTATTTCCAGTATCTCTTACATCATTGGATTTTGATTCCAGTAATACTGACATTGAATACTTTACAGCAGAAGCAACATTCAGGTATACTATATACGATTTGATAAGCACTATTAAATGAATCTTGATAAAATTCAGGAAATGTGGGAGCGTGATGCTGTCATAGACCCTGATAATCTACATGATGAATCTTTGAAGATTCCACAATTACATTCAAAGTATTATACAGTTTATAATACGATTACTTTGTTGCGTGAAAAAGCAAGAGAGCAATACAATAAAGTTAGATTAGAAAGGCATAATTATTATACTGGTAAAGCACCAGCAGAGGTTTATATTGAAGAACCCTTTGGTTATAAGGTAAGAGAAAAGGATGCTATACAAAGATATATGGAAGCAGATGAGAAATTATCAAAGATAGATCTTAAAATAAGATATTATGATACTACTTTAAAGTTCTTAGAAGAAATTATTAAAAATGTTTCTAACAGAACATTTCAAATTAAGAATGCAATTGAATGGAATAAGTTTCAAGCAGGTATGTAGATTATAAATATATGAGTAGATCTAATATTAGACAATGAAACCTACTCCAAGAGAAAGTAAAGTAATCCACGAGAACTATGAGAAGGTTGTGGAGTATCTTATATCCGAGCAATATGCATCAGATGCTGCTTCAGCAGATAAGATTATTTCAGGTATGAGTCAAGATTGGTTTGATACTATTGTTGGATAAATGAAATCATTTAAGCAATTTCATGAAGCTGCCATTGCTGCTCCTCTAGTAGGTGCAGGAGCAAAAACTCTCCTAAAAGTTGGAGGAGCAGTTCTTGCTGCTAAAGGTGGAGAAAAGATTCTTAAGGATTTGCTTGGGGTACCAGGTTCTTCTGGACCTACTGATTGGACTAAAAATCCTAAAGATGATGTAGATAGGGAACTTAATACTCGTCAGAAACAGGTAAAAGATGCTGCTAAAAATAGACCTCATGATAGGGATATAGAAGCATATAGAAAAACTATCGATCCTAAAACAGGTAAAACAACTTTATCACCTGAAGATCAAATAAAAGTAATCAAAAACGCAGCAGCAAAGCATCCATCGTTGAAGAAATTAAATAAGAAACTAAACAAGGATAAAAAATAAGTCTCTAAATAATCCTATGATGGTATAGGATTATGAGTCATTTGATTATATCAAAAAAGAATGAAGTCTATTTAAAAGTAGATGCAGAACCGCATGTGTATTATGAACTTGCGGATCAATTTACATTTGAGGTACCTGGTGCTAAGTTTATGCCCACGTATCAGAAGAAATATTGGGACGGTAAGATAAGGTTATTCAATACTCAGAGTGGTGAAGTTTATATTGGTTTATTAGATAGAATAGTTCAGTTCTGTAAAGATCATGGATATACTTACGAATTTGTAGAGAGTAAGTATTATGGTCTTCCGTTTGAGGTTAATGATAGAATCTCTAAGGAAGGTGTAAAGGATTATATGACCGCTATCTCTAAGTATAAACCTAGAGATTATCAGATTGATGGTGTTTATGATGCCCTTAGAAATAATCGAAAGTTACTCGTATCTCCAACTGCTTCTGGTAAGTCGTTGATGATATATGCTATCATTAGGTACTTTGTTGAGAATAAAAAGAATACACTGATTGTAGTGCCTACAACATCCCTTGTAGAGCAGATGTATAAAGACTTTGCTGATTATGGATGGGATGTAGGATCATACTGCCATAAAATCTATGCTGGTAGAGAAAGAGAAACTGATTCTCAAGTGATCATTACTACTTGGCAATCCATATACAAACTACCAAGAAAATATTTTGAGAGATTTAGTGTGGTAGTTGGTGATGAAGCACATCAATTTAAATCTAAATCTCTTGTTGCCATTATGACTAAGTTGGGTAATGCCAAATATCGTTTTGGATTTACTGGAACTTTAGATGGAACTGAAACTCATAAGTGGGTATTAGAAGGATTATTTGGTCCTTCATACAAAATAATAAAAACAAAAGAACTTATGAAGAAAGGGCATGTTGCCACATTAGACATTAACGTGCTTCTATTGAAACACCCACCGAATAAATTTGAAAACTTTGAAGAAGAAGTTCAGTATATTATCGGTCATGAAAAAAGAAATAGATTAATTCGTAATCTTGCTTTAGATCTTAAAGGTAACACTCTTATTCTATTTGCTAGAGTAGAAGCACATGGAGAGCCTCTTTATGAGATGATAAATAATAATACAGTAGAACATAGAAATGTTTTCTTTGTTCACGGTGGAGTTCCAACAGAAGACAGAGAGGAAATCCGTGAAATTACCGAAAAACAAGACAACGCTATTATTGTTGCTTCTTATGGTACTTTCAGTACTGGGATTAATATCAAGCGTCTTCACAACGTCATATTTGCAAGTCCGTCCAAATCACGGATTAGGAATCTCCAATCCATCGGCAGGGTATTAAGAAAGGGGAATGGAAAAGTAAAAGCAACTTTGTATGATATTGCCGATGATATCAGCACTAAGTCAAGAAAGAATTACACATTAAACCATTTAATTGAGAGGATCAAAGTTTATAACGAAGAGAATTTTAATTATGATATAGTAAATATACCGATTAAAAGTTAATGCAAGAAGAATTCCACGGAGTCATAAAATTAATAACAGGAGAAGAGATCTTTGCATTGGTATCTGTCGATGAAAATGATGGAGATCCTATTATTATGCTTCAAAGCCCAGTAATAATAAAGGTTTTTAATAATCCTACAGGTCAATATGTAAAAATAAAACCTTGGTTGGAAATCCCAGAGGAGGATATATTTTTAATTAAATATGATAAAATTATTACTATGACTGAAATTAAAGATAAACAAATGATTGAGTTTTATGATAGATTCCTTAATGATAATGATTTAGATATAGAAATAGATGGAAGAGTAAATATAAATCAGAGTATGGGTTTATTAACAACAGTTGAAGAAGCTAGACAACATCTAGAAAGAATTTATAATAATACTAATAATCATAAAGAAAGCTAAATTTATCTCTCCAACCCTCACAAAGGGTATTGTACAGATAAATTACCACCTTGTCAAGTCGGGTAAATAATGTTATAATATAAACAATTATTAATAAGGATATATTAATGTTATGGCTAAGAAAAAATCAGAACATTATGTAAATAATAAAGAACTCTTAGGGGCATTAATAGATTATCGTGCTGAAGTCGCTGTAGCAAAGGCAAAGGATTTACCTAAACCAAGAATTAGTAATTACCTTGGTGAATGCTTTTTGAAGATTGCTACACACCTTTCTTATAAACCAAACTTTGTAAACTATATGTTTAGAGATGATATGATCTCTGATGGTATAGAGAATTGTGTACAGTACATTCATAACTTTGATCCTGCTAAGTCAAAGAATCCATTTGCTTACTTTACTCAAATCATTCATTATGCTTTTCTAAGAAGAATTCAGAAAGAGAAGAAGCAATTAGAAATTAAGACAAAGATAATTGAGAAGACTGGATATGATGAAGTTATGGTAGTAGATGAAGGAGCATTAACCTCATCAAGTTCTGATTATAATACTATTAAAGATAATATTCAATATAAGTCTGGTAATAGATGAAGTTAGCAATAATAACAGATCAGCACTTTGGTGCACGTAAAGGATCCAAAGACTTTCATGCTTATTTCAAAAAGTTTTACGATAATGTTTTTTTCCCATATTTGGAAGAATACAAAATTGATACTGTCATTGATATGGGTGACACGTTTGATAATCGTAGATCTGTAGATTTATGGTCTATTGATTGGGCAAAGGAGACTTACTTTGATAGGCTCCAAGATATGGGAATAACACTTCATAGTATAGTTGGTAATCATACTGCATATTATAAGGATACGAATGAAGTTAATACTATAGATCTGTTATTAAAGGAATATGAAAATATAACAACTTATTCAGAAACAACTTCTATTGAAGTGGGTGGGTGTAATATTCTTCTTGTGCCTTGGATTAATGAGGAGAATAAAGAGATGAGTCTTGGGTTGATTAAAAAATCACAAGCATCTGTTTGTATGGGACATCTTGAATTAAATGGATTTGTTGCTACTGCTGGTCATATAATGGATCATGGTATGGATATTAATCCATTTAAAAAATTTAAGAAGACATTCTCAGGTCATTATCATACAAGATCTAATGTTGATAATATCTACTATCTTGGTAATCCTTATGAAATGTTTTGGAATGATTGTGAAGATCCTAGAGGATTTACAATATTTGACACAGAGACTTTAGAACATTCTCATATCAATAATCCATATCGATTATTTTATAAAATTTATTATGAGGATCATAATTATAAGTTATTCAATACTAAAGAATTAAAGCATAAAATTGTTAAACTTATTGTAAGGAAGAAAACCGACCAAAAACAGTTTGAAAAATTTATAGATAAATTATACTCTACTGGAATACAAGAATTAAAGATCATAGAGAATTATGTTCTTAATGAGAGTGAAGATTTTGTAGCAGAAGAAGACGAAAATACATTATCATTTTTGAATCGATATATTGATGATTGTGATTTTGAATGTGATAAGACTATTATCAAGGGTATTTTACAAAAACTTTACGCAGAGGCTTGTGAGGTAGACTAATGTGGTTACTCACTACAAGATCAGAAAAAGAAGAAGGTGCTTATGCTGTTCATAATAAGTATGGTGAAAAAGTTCTTTTTATGTTTCAACAGGAAGATGATGCTAATAGATATGCTATGATGATGGAAGATAATTATGATAATCCAATGGATGTCATTCAAGTTGATGATAATGTTGCAATTATGACGTGTAAGAGGTATAATTACAAGTATACTGTTGTAACTCCCAATGATATTGTTATTCCTCCTAAATCTTAATGATAATTTTTAAAAAAATTAGATGGAAAAATTTTCTGTCTACTGGTGATCATTTTACAGAGGTTGATTTTCAACAAAATGCTACAAATTTAATTGTTGGTACTAATGGAACTGGTAAATCTACTGTTCTTGATGCTTTAACTTTTAGTTTGTTCAATAAACCATTTCGTAAAATTACTAAAAGTCAATTAGTAAATAGCACAAATGAAAAGGGTTGTTTAGTTGAAGTTGAATTCTGTATCAATAATAAAGAATATATTGTAAAAAGAGGAATAAAACCTAATCTTTTCTTAATAATTGTAGATGGAACTCCTATGCATAAGGAGGCAGATGATCGTGTAATGCAAAAAATGCTTGAGGAAAATATCCTTAAGGTAAATTATAAGTCATTTACTCAGATTGTTATATTGGGTAGCACTAACTTTGTTCCCTTCATGCAATTATCAGGATCAAACCGCAGAGATGTTATTGAGGATCTATTAGATATTCGTATATTCTCTGCTATGAATAGCTTGATAAAGGATAAGATCAAAGGACAGAAAGACGAAATTAAGACTTTAGATTTAAGTAAAGATAATATAAAAGATAAAGTTGAGATGCAAACTAACTTTATTAATGAATTGGAGAGTCAAGGTAAGCAAATAATAGATGAGAAGAAAGAAAAGATTGATACTCTTATGTGTGAGGCAGAAGATTATGTTATGCAAAATGAGCAGTTATCAGATGATGTTGTTGATCTAACTAGGGAGCAAGAAAATGTAACTGGTGCGAAAGATAAGTTAAAGAAACTAAACACACTTAAGGGCAAAATGTCCAATAAAGTAGCAACAATAACTAAAGAACATAAGTTTTTCACAGAAAATACGGTATGTCCTACCTGCACTCAGAATATAGAAGAAGAGTTTCGTGTAAATAGAATTGCTGATGTTCAAACTAAAGCAAAGGAGTTGCAAACTGGTTACAGGGAACTGGAAGACGCAATTCAAAAAGAAGAGGAACGAGAGCATCAGTTTACCAAACTATCAAAGGAGATTACTAAACTCAATAATGGCATTTCTAAAAATCATACTCTCATCTCTGGATGCAACAGACAGATCAGGGATTTGGAATCGGAAATTCAGAGACTTACCGACCAGCATGCAAACAGAAATACTGAGCAAGAAAAGTTAGCAGAGTTTAATCAAAACCTCCAAGAAGTATATAAAAAATTAGCAGATAAGAAAGAAGAAGTTATGTATCATGACTTCGCATATTCTTTGTTAAAGGATGATGGGGTAAAGACAAAAATAATTAAGAAGTATCTTCCTCTTATTAATCAGCAAGTAAATCGTTTCTTGCAGATGATGGATTTCTATATTAATTTTAGACTTGATGAGGAGTTTAATGAATCTATTGAATCTCCTATTCACGAGAAGTTTTCTTATGCTTCTTTTTCTGAAGGAGAGAAGATGAGAATTGACCTTGCACTTTTATTCACTTGGAGAGAAGTTGCTAGAGTTAAGAACTCTGTGAACACTAATCTATTAATTATGGATGAGATATTTGATAGTTCTCTTGATGGATTTGGTACAGATGAGTTTCTTAAGATTATTCGTTTTGTAATTAAAGATGCTAACATATTTGTTATATCACATAAAGCAGATCTTCACGATAAGTTCAATAGTGTAATTAGATTTGAGAAGGTTAAAGGATTTTCTAGGATTGCTTCTTAATGGAAAAGATTTCTTTATTTGAAATATCTATTCATAGAGTTCACATTAAAGAATGGAAAGATGAGAAAGATTATATTTTATCTTTAATACCTTTTGATAATAAAGAGGCAATAGATGAAAATATATCATTTTCTGATTATTGGATTGACAATGATATTCCAGTATATGGAAATAAATTTCATGAAATAATAAGACCATATATTGATGAATTTCATAAAGTAGCACCATATAAGTTTCAAAGATTAACAAAGATGTGGTGTCATAGGTATAAGGATGGTGATTATTTTCAACCACATACTCATGGTCCTGTTGGATATTCTGCTGTATTTTATGCTGAATATAATAGTGACTATCATAAGGGAACTAGATTCTTTTCTCCTTTTATGGCAGAGTATGGTGATTTTGAAAATAAAGATCTAGATATAACGGAAGGAGATCTTATTATTTTCCCTTCAAATCTATCTCATATGGCTCCTCCAAATTATAGTAATATAGATAGAACTATAATATCATTTAATTTAAACTAATTATGGCGTATCATATTACAAAAACCAGTTTGTTGGGATCAGCAACTATGTACTATGCTGGTGATAACAGATGGTCACAAACAAAGGATGATAGAAAGGTGTTTAAACTTAAAAAGGATGCTACTGCTGAACCATTTATATGGGGTAAAGGATGGGATTGTAAAGCAGTAAAGGAATAATGTGTTTGAGTTAAATGATGATCTACATGTAAAAGAAGAAACTATATTAAATTCAAAAGTTTATACTGTAGATAATTTTTATAAGAATCCTGAAGAAGTTGCCGATTTTCTATTTAATAGGGATGTTCCTTTGTGGAAGGCAGAACAAAAACCATCCTTTAATACTGTTCATTTTAATGATAGAAGATTAATAGAAAGGGATCTTAGATTAATTCCTGTTTATGAGTTTCTGAGTAAGTTATGTAACCAGAGGTATCCTAATTGTGATATTTCTACTAATATGACTAAATTTTTAAATCATGATTTTAATGATTATAATAATTGTTTTTGGTGGCCACATATAGATGGTGGATATAATGGTATAGTTTATTTGAATGAGGATGATGAAGATTCAGGAACAAATCTATATGATCCTAAAGTTTTGAGTAGTTTTGAGTGGAGTTACTCAATGTCTATGCCAGAACAATATTTGTGTTGGAGACCTAAAGAAAAATACCCTGTTGTAAAATCATTTAAATCAAGGTATAATAGTTTGTGTCTTTTTGACGGATCTAAATTTCCTCATGGTATGAATATTACTAATGATGTATTTTTTAGTCAATATAGATGTAATCAAGTTTTTTTCCTTTATCCATAAATATGACAGATCATGAAGAAATTCAAGCACTTAAAAGAGAAGTGTCTGAATTGAAAAGAGATTTGAGTAAACTACAGAGTGCTATAACTGGTCTTCCAGAAATAGGTGACAAGGTTCAAAAACGATTGTGGTCATGAATACCCCAAACTGGCAACACCACTCCAAGAAGGAGAGGAAACGAAAACTTAAACCGCAAGCTCTACGTGCTGCTAAAGAAAGGCGTAGACAGTTGATAAACCGTCTACAGACCGCCCACAAGAGGCGGTTTTT